CGATATTCTTCATCGAGTATTCTCATCTACCCTCTTCAGCTCAGTTCTTTCGTACAGGTCTGGACCGTCGGAAGAATGTGGACATCTAAAGCAGCAGTCGCGGAAGGCTCCTTCGCCAACTGGACCTGGAGTCTTCCCATTCCATTCGAGACAGTCGCAGTGTCCTTGCTCACGCTCGTGGTCTACCACGTAGCACCTTGGGCCTGGAAGTTTCTTCACCTGCGAGCCTGGGCCTCTTTTGGCCTGGAATTGCTTCAGCGACAGTGGGCCTTCTTCGCCTACATGCGTCTGCCGTGGAGGAGGGTTGTTGTGTCAGGCGTGTTCCCTCAGACTGAAGGGTTCTTTCGTTACCGCAACCTTGATGATGAGAGCTGTCCGGTCACCTACTACTACCGATTCCCGGTGGCCGACGGCGGAAAGTTGATGCGTCTCGAGCCTTCTGGTGGTTCAGGCTTCGACGAGGAATTCCGCGTCAACTGGCGCTGGAGTGAGCCTATTCCTACCTCTTGTGGTGAGTCAGCTCTCCCAGACGCGAAGGTTTCAAAGAGCATGGATCAAGTCCTCTGGAAGGGCGCATTTAGGGTCAACACCTCCAACGGAGTTTATGACAGCATGGGCTTGAACATCGCAGGGTGTGCTCTCCTTTGCGGTCACTCAATTAAGGGTAAAGACTTCGTTGTGCTCTCCGGAGGCAATTCCAAGGCCGCAGGCGTTAAGATAGCCGTGTCCAGGTTTTCAGTTCCTCCTTCCTACGTTGAAGGGGGAGCGACCGATTTCGCTGTCGCACGATTGACGGGCAACGAGTGGGCCGCCATCGGAGCTAAAGCTTTGTCCGCCAAGGACATCGCCTCTCCAAATGCAGGCTCGATCGACATCCAGTTCGGCCGAGGCTCCGAAGGGATTCTTTTCGTCTCAGAAGGGCGGCTCCCACAGCAGGCTAAGGCTGTGGAGAAGGCCGGTTTGATCTTCCACCAGGTTTCTACTCAGCCTGGTGCGAGTGGAGGAGCTTTGCGTCGCTTCGTAGGCGGCGTCCCAAAGTACGTCGGTTTCCACGTCGCCCGCCCTCAGGGAAAGTTCGTCGACTTGACGGGCAAGTACAATGTGGCCATCAGCTTCGACGTCATTCTCTCGTACATGAGGTCTGTAGGGCTGTACTACGACTCAGTCTTTGCGGCTGTTCTGAAAGCCGCCGTTGGAGAGTCTTTGGACTATGACAACGACAACGTCAGAGATCCTTTGGACTTTCACAGGGTTGCACGAGATTGCTATGAAGATGAAGAGTTGTGGGAAGCCACCCAGGACCGTATAATGGCCGAGCTATACGGCGACAGAAGCCAAGCTTACGAGGGCCACGTTGGGAGGCGTTTCCGGCGAAAAGGAGGCGACGACGAGCCCGTGGGCGAGAGCCTGCCAGTCGCGGTTGCAGCTGCCACTGTGTTCGCCGCGAGCCTGACTCCCGTTCTAGAGTCCGCCTCCGAAGAAGAGGACGAAGCTTTCGTCGACGCAGATGAGGAAGAGGCTCCTTCTGTTTCACCCACACCAGTTTCTTCCAGCGCACGGCTGCCAGTGCCGCCCGGTCTCGCTTCGCCCAAGAATATTGGAGAGAGCACGAACTCTTGTTTGTCGCTTTCGACAGTTGTGAAAGGGACCGTCGCTGCCGCTGCAGTCTGTCTTCCTCTCGCCTTGGACCTTGCTGCCGTTAAGAAGCAGGTTATCAATGGCGACTTCTCTTTTGCTCCCGCTCTGAAGTCTGCGGTTGAGCTGCATGGTGTCGATACTATTCACAATTTCGTTATGGCCTCCGATGCCTTTTCTGTCTATCGCTCTTACATGGATGTTGTCCAGCCCCAGTGGATCTCGTTCGGCGACGTGATGCCAGACGAAAATGGTAAGGCTTTCTTCGAGAGAATCGGCGAGTATAGAGTTGACGGCGCCAAGTCGGCGACCACTCCCGACAGGAAGAAGAAGCCTAAACCAATGTCTGATGTCGCGAAGAAACGCGCCGCCGCGATCAAAGCACTCTTGGAGGACTTAGGGTGCAAAGACGATGAATGGGTCACCCCAGAGAACTCCAGAGCTAACATCGCAGCCTCGATGAGAGCCCACGCCAAGCTAGCCTCTGTCGACTCCCCTTCTGCGTCCGCAGAAGACTGGGAGAAGGCGTTTGAGGCTGGTGTGGCCGACTTCGACACGACCCCGCTGCAGTCACATGCTCAGCAAGGATTCGAAGGCTGGTACAAGCTCGCTGCTACGCTGGCTGACACGTCTTCGGGTGTTTCTGCCAGGTTTCGCAGACAGAACAAGAAGCAATGGGCCACCGACCCAGAGCTGTTGCTGGCGATGATTGATTTGGTTCAGTGCAGGTTGGTTTTGATGCTGCTCCACGCTGACAGCGTAGACGGCTACTCTCCGGAACAAGCCGTCAAGTACGGCTTGAAGGATGTTTTGCTGCTGTCTGTCAAGCAGGAGCCCCATGCCCCGAGGAAAGTCCAGCAAGGGCGCTACAGGATGATTTGGATCAGTTCGTTGATTGACTGTTTCGTACAGAAGCTGCTGCACAAAGCTTTGAACGCCAGAGACATTGACAATTACCAGTCAGGGGCGAAGTTCCACTCCGCCGCTGGCATGGGACATCATGACGAAGGTATCAAGCATTTATGCTCAGCCTTTGACGCAGTCTTCGGAGACGAAGAGTTCCTTTTGACTTGTGATGCGTCTATGTGGGACTTCACCATGGACAAGCAGGCACACCTCAACCATGCGAAGAGGCGTTGCCTGTCGTGTGACGATCCTGCTGTGTCTAGCCTAATCATGACTCTCGCTCACCTCAACTACAAACACGTTTGTGAAAACAAAGGGGAGATTTGGCGATGCAACAAGGAAGGCGTAAACACTTCTGGCCAGAGCTCAACTACCGCAGACAACACTTTCTCCAGGCACAGTCAGGCTAAAGTTTGTGGAGCTTCGAAGTTTGTTGGAAACGGCGATGACATGGTTGCTGACGTTGGGTTCGACCCAGAGGCAGCCAAGAAGTTTGGCACCAAGAGCCGCGATGTTGTTATCCAGCCAGCGGACGTGGTGCCTTTCACTTCTCATCACGTTGACAGGAAACACTGCACAGCTTCTTACGACAAGCCTGAGAAGCTCGCTTGGAATTTGCTGGCAAACTGCACGAGCAACGACTTTGGCCTGCGCGTTGATGCCATGCTTTCCGTCGTTAGGAACTCTCCTGAAGCCCTTTCTAAGTTCAAGGCACACCTGGGTACTTTTGCTAAGGGCACCGACACATGCAACAAAGACCTTCTATGGGCAATCTAATTAGCAACAGGTATTGCGTATACCGGCGGGTTGGCGACCGCCCTTTTGTAGCCGTGAAAGTCTCACAACAATACCAGCGCTTTGGAGCATCCCCAATAGCGCTAATACCTCTCTCCGTGGTGAGTCCACGGGCCTAAAAATTGCATAAACTTACTTCTGTGGTGAGTCCACAGACCTAAAAATTGCATAACCTTACTCTTGCGTTTGCTCTTCAGCAAGCTCTGCTTATTTTCAGCTACGGGAAATTTGCTGATCAAGTTGCTGACAGGTTCGTCACCCCTAGTAGAAGCTAGCAACAACAGCTGCACCTGCAATTGCCATGACTCTGACTCAGAAACAGCAAGTTCAGGTAGCCAAAGCGCCAGTAACGCGCAAGGCCTTCCTGAAAGCTTCGTTCGAGAGGCAAAATTCCATGAATCAAAAGCAGCCAGCTCGTAACCAGAAGGCACCCGCGAGCACCTCCGGACGCACGCATGGTCGCGCGGGCCGACCAGCCAACGCAGGTCAGGCCAAGCGTATGCCAAACTTCCTGGATCCCATGTGTTCCATCCCGGCTCCAACGGTCACGTCAGACGGGCGTGCCTTGCCATATACTGGTCTCGATTCGTACGACTTCAAAGTCGACACCACCAATTACACTGTCCTTTTGGCAACTAACACCGGTGATTCCGGAACAGTTGGCGCTGTCTTCAAGGTCGGTCCGAGCGGGGTGTTCGTCTCTGGATCGATGCACATCTTGACTATCCCGGCTTTGGCATTGGCTGACAACGCTGGCGGGGCCAGTTCCTCGCGAGCTATGAAGCTGTCCGTGTCAGTTGTCAACTGCACTAACAACTTGAAGCGCGGGGGCCGCGTCACCTACCTCAATTCAGCCCAGCGCCTTCCAACGATGCGCGCAGACCCGGCCACTGAGTTCATTGATGTCATCACTGGCGTCAAGACGTCTCCGTACCGGCGTCGGATTAACGGCACCGACTTGATTACTCCACAGCAGCTCATCGGCTTTCCAGTCGACGGAACTGTCTATCGGCAATTTCGTCCTCATCACGGAACGCTGACGAGCACTGAGCTATTCGAGAGGATCCTGTCGGCAGGGACTATCATTTCTCCCGCTTTGCGTCCGATGTCGGCAATCGCTTACATCTTTGACCCTGCTGCGGATGAGCAAGATTATTCAGTGACAATACGCGCTGGTTATTACACGCGCTGGCCGGTTACGTCCGTTCCTGGCCAGAAGATGGAGGCCATTCCGACCGCTGAACCGCGTGTGGTGAACGCCGTGCACGACCACGTCGAGTCTACTGCTAACGATTTAGTGCACGTTGCTGAAGGAGGTGTTGCCGCGACAGTGTTGCCAAAAGTGGTTAGCGCAGCTCAGGCAGCCGTTGAAGCTGCTATGCCAGAGGTTCCTGCTGCCGCTGAAGCTCTTATCCCTCTGCTGTTGTAGCTTTGCTGTGTTGGAGAGCATACCTCTTGACCGGGTGTCTGGGACGCACCCGTGTGTACAGTTGTACAGTCTTGGCTAATAGCCTTT